TAATATTTTTCTTTACTGAGAAGAAATCTTTAATAGCTTGCTGCATTTCTGCTGCTAACATTTTAAAAGAAGGACTGCTGGTGTAATTCTTAACTGGTAGCACTACGTCACCAACTAATACACCACCATTATTATAACGAGTAATGTTATTTTCTACAAGTGTTAAAAACTTCTTTGCCATATTTATTATTTAAGCTCTAATAGTATATTTCTATTTCCCATCTAAATAATATTACAATGGCTATCATTTCATTAAATCCATTAGCAAACAGCTATTCCGGTAGAAATAATGCTACTGTTTACTCCGATTTACATTTAGATATAGCTATTGGTTCCACATATAGTAATCAGTTGTTTAAACAACAGCAAATACTTGATATTCAAGCTGATAACAATTTAGCAGCAATTTATAACAGCATTGCAAGTATTATCACAACAACCCCAGGTCAAAAACCATTAAACCCAACATTTGGTATCAATTTTGGTGATATTCTATTCTTACCTTGCACTAATGACAGAGCATTAGCTATAGGTGGTGCAATATTACAAGGTATTCAACAGTTTGAACCAAGAGTTACAGTTAATAATGTCAATGTTGAACCAAATATTGATTACAACCGCTACACAATAAGCATAACAATTACAGTTCCAAGATTTGGTACACAGCAAACTACTATTATAGGTACATTAGATAAATCAGGATTCTATTTAAATAACTAATATGGCAGACCAATTAACAAATTACACTTTACCTCAAGCGAGTTACACATCGTTTGATGCACTCACTTTAAAGCAGTACATTATTAACAGATTAAACCAGGGTGGAGTGTTTACTGACCAGAATTATGAAGGTAGTAACTTAAATGCCATTACTGATGTTATTGCACTTTCATACCACTACCTACTTTTCTATCTAAACCAAACAAGTAGTGAGTCAATGTTTAATGAAGCTACGATTTACGAAAACATGAATCGTATAGTTAAGCTAATTAACTACAAACCAGCTGGTTACAGAACTTCTTTATTATCATTTCAAACAACTGCTAATGCAGCTTTACCAGCAGACATTTACACCATACCAAGATATTCATATTTCACTGCAAATGGTATAATATATTCATTTGCAGCAGATGCAACTTTTTCTAAATCAACAAGTGCTTTAGAGGACCTAACAACTTTATACCAAGAAAATTTATTATACCAAGGACCTTATGTTGAGTACCCAGCACAAGCTGCAACAGGTGAACCTTACGAAACATTTACATTGGTAGTTAAAGATAACGTAACCAATACCCCGGTTAACATTGACCAAGGTAGTATAAACGTTTATGTTCAGAGTGCAGTAACAGGAAAGTATACACAATTTAATTTAACTCAATCAGTATTCTTAGATAACAGTACTGCTGCAGTTTATGAATTAAGATTTAACGAAAATGGTTTTTATGAAATTAAATTTGGTAATGGTGTTTTTGGACAAATATTAAACCCAGGTGATTTGGTATACATTTATTATATACAGAGCAATGGGGCTGCTGGTATAATATCTGCGGGTCAGTTAAATGGTAATACATTAAACTTTTACACAACACCTCAATTTCAAACAATTGCATCACAGGTTTTAAACTCTAATTTAAATTATCTTACACCAGCACAAGCTTCATTATTATCATTTACTAATACAATTGCTTCATCACCACCAAATCAACCTGAATCAGTAACTGATATAAGAAATAATGCACCTAAATCGTTCTTTAGTCAAAACAGATTACTAACCGCACAAGACTTTATAACGTTTATTACTAATAACTTTAGCAACATTGTTATAAGTTCTGAAGTTGTAAGTAATACAGAGTTTATAAACGGTTATATAAAATATTTTTATGATTTAGGTATTACAAGACCAAATGATGATCCAAGATATTTGTTTAATGAAGTAAACTTCTCACAAGCCGGTCAAGATAATAACGTTTATATGTTTTTAGTACCAGCCATTAAAAGTACTGATGCAAATAACAACGAGTACTTCTTACAAAACTCTCAAAAGAATGTAATTATATCTTCAATGGCTAATTTAAAAGCTCTTAATATGGAGCTTGTACCTGAAGACCCAGTTTATACAGCATTTACTTTAGGATTGGTTCAACCAGGCGAACAACCAACAGTTGATATAGCAAAAAGCACTTTCTTAGTAATAAAGAAGTCAAATGATATTAGAGTAGATGTTAATTCATTAGCAAACAACGTTAACGCTATATTCCAAAATTATTTTAATCCTCAAAATTGCACTCTTAACCAATTAATTGATGTTAATAGCTTAGTTACTGATATATTAAGCCTTAACGGTGTGCAGACATTTTATACGATGAGAGTATTGTCGGACGGTACTACAATAACAAGTAATAACTTATCTCTACTAGTGTTTAACCCTAATTACTCTAACGTTGACATAGAAGTAACAACATCTAACATACAATTACCATATTTTAAGTTTCCATTCCTTTATAATCAAACATTATTGAATAATATAATAGTAGAATAACTAATATGGAAACTTTTGATACAATTAATAGAGCTCTATCATCTAATATGAGACAAATTTCGTTAAGCGCAGTTTGTATTCAAACGGGTGATACATTGATACCTATTAAAGGCTGTAAAGTTATTACCTCTTTACCATCAGTACCACCAAGTTTCCCAATCAATGCACTTTCTGGTACACAAATGCCAGTTTTTAATATAAACAACGTGTTAGTGCTCCCATTGTATAGTCTTTCAGATGAATACATACCTTTAGACCCAAGTTGGACCTTAGTAGTTAACACTTCATCGTAATAATGGCAACAGATTATCTATATAATTCATCAGGAGCAAGTCCATCAAGTCAAAGTGCAACTTTGACCTTTGATAACTATTACACCACATATGGTTTAACAGTAATTGATAGTGTTACAGTTAACACCACAAGTTATAGTAATGATAGTGGTTCAGATTACCCAAATACAGCTGATGCAACTGCATCATTTGGAACAGGTACATATCAATCTTATCAAGTTAATGCTATAAACACTTCAAGTGTAGAAGCAACAAGTTTTGTTACAGTTACAAATTTAAGACGTCAAGGTGGGGGTAATTGGGTAGCTGATTCCGTTCAATATAATACAGCTAGCGGTGGCACTTATATAACTGCAACTAATGTAAATTTTGGCACAAGTCAAACAATATCATCAGTTGGTACAGCAAACGGTGATAGTGGTAATTATTTCGTGTTGACAGCAGCTGTTAACTATTCACCACCACAATCCCCTATAGGTTCATTTGATAGTGACAATTCTCCAGTAGCCATTGGCTCAAATATTACCGGTAATGGTTGGGCTGCATATCAAGAAGGTTCAAATTTTTATGATGTAGGTGCTGTTCATATATTTTTATATGATAGCGGTAATAATTTAGTTTCTGTTGGTGGATTTACTAATCCATTTAATGCAACCCTTGGGGTTACCAGGACAGATGTATGCCCAGTTATAGCTGGCACAGCGTGTGGTGGTACATGCCCTTGTGATCCAGGTTGGAATTTTAGCGTAAGTTCAAGTCTATTATCACCCGGTACATACACTTTACAAGCAAGAGCTTACACAAGTTATTATGCTGATGTAGTTATAGGTTCACAACCTTTAACATTAACTGCACCGGTAGTAACACCAACACCCACACCATCACCATCAGTAACCCCAACATCTTCAGTAACACCTACAAATAGTGTTACACCGACACCATCTAACTCAGTTACACCGTCTAATTCAGTAACACCTTCAAAAACACCAAGCACTACGCCTTCATATACACCATCAGCTTCTATAGCAAATACACCAACTTCAACACCAACCAGTACCTCAGCTCCCACAGTAACACCAACAAGAACATTAGCTCCAACACAAACACCGACAGCTTCAACATCTAGTTTTCCAACATCTACACCAACACCTACCAGATCTTTAGGAGCAACCCCAACACCAACCCCATCTTCTAGCTTAGGTGCTTCAGCTTCACCGACACCAACTAACTCACCAACCGCTACTCCTTCAGCAAGTTTTGGAGCATCAGCTTCTTCCACACCATCAGTAACAC